CGTTTTTCTTCAAGCCGATCCAGGATGGTATGGATCGTCCTAAGACCGAACTGGCATATAGAGTCCCAGCTTCAAAACTTACTAGACGTAAACTAGATGATAATGTAAAACTAGCAGAGCTACAAGGATTGGACACGACCATTGATTGGAAAAACACAGGAGATAACTCTTATGATGGTGAAAAATTAAAAATATTAGCACATGACGAAAGTGGTAAATGGGAGCGACCTGATAACATATTAAATAACTGGCGAGTTACAAAAACAACACTAAGACTAGGACGTAGAATCGTAGGTAAGTGTATGATGGGCTCAACTTCAAACGCATTAGATAAAGGTGGAAACAACTTCAAAAAATTATATTACTCTTCAGACGTTACTAAAAGAAATAGAAACGGACAAACAGCTAGCGGACTCTATTCTCTTTTCATCCCTATGGAGTGGAACTACGAAGGATTCATGGATACTTTTGGATTACCTGTATTCACTACGCCAAAAAATAAAATCCTCGGAATTGATAATATCCCAATTGAAACAGGCGTCATTGAGCACTGGGAAAATGAAGTAGAAGGTTTAAAAGAAGATCAAGATAGTTTAAATGAATACTATAGACAATTTCCTAGAACTGAGAAGCATGCCTTTAGGGATGAAGCTAAAGACAGTTTATTTAATCTAACTAAAATATACCAGCAAATAGATATTAATGAAACTTTTAATAATAACACTCAAGTTACTCAAGGAAGTTTTATGTGGGAAAATGGAATAAAAGATTCTAGAGTTTTATTTAACCCAAATAAAAATGGAAGATTTTTTATTAGCTGGATACCAGATAGAAATTTACAAAATAATATAATATTAAAAAATGGATTTAAATACCCTGGAAATGATTATATCGGAGCATTTGGTTGTGACTCTTATGATATTAGTGGTACTGTCGACGGTAAAGGGTCTAATGGATCACTTCATGGCTTAACAAAGTTTTCAATGTCTAACGCTCCTGCTAATCATTTCTTTTTAGAATATATAGCTAGACCTCAAACAGCCGATATATTTTTTGAAGAAGTTTTAATGGCTTTAGTCTTTTATGGCATGCCAATACTAGCTGAAAACAATAAGCCTAGATTATTATATTATTTAAAGCGTAGAGGTTATAGAGGTTTTAGTATGAACAGACCAGATAGAGTATGGAACAAACTTTCCACAACGGAAAAAGAAATAGGTGGAATTCCAAACTCAAGTGAAGATATAAAACAAGCTCACGCTTCTGCTATAGAAAGCTATATAGAAAATTACGTAGGACATTTAGAAAATGAAAACGGTAATATGTATTTTCAAAAAACATTAGAAGACTGGGCTCAATTTAATATAAATAATAGAACAAAGCATGATGCTTCTATAAGTTCTGGACTAGCGATAATGGCTTGTAACAAAAATAAATATAGACCAACGGCAGAAAGATCTATTAAAAAAGTTAATTTAGGCTTTAAAAAATACGACAACGAGGGTTCAATATCAAAAATAATAAGATAAATGCAAATAACTACTAACAGCAACAGTTCTTTTCCGGATCAAATAGTACCAGAAGAAGTAAAACAAAGTTTAGAATATGGACTTAAAGTAGGTAGAGCCATAGAAGGTGAATGGTTTAGAAACTACAGAGGCGGTGGTTATAAGTTTGCTACAAACTACAACAACTATCACAGGTTAAGATTATACGCTAGAGGTGAACAACCTGTACAAAAATATAAAGATGAGTTAGCTATAGATGGTGATTTGTCTTATCTTAATTTAGATTGGCAACCAGTACCTGTTATATCGAAATTTGTAGATATAGTAGTTAATGGTATATCTAGTAGAAATTACAGTCTTTCTGCTTACGCTCAAGATCCAACAGCAATGAAGCAGCGAACTGAATACGCTGCTAAACTAGACAATGATCTAAAACAAAGAGAACTCAGAGAGAGTATGGAAAAAGAAACTGGACTTTCTTTTAGAGATCAAAAAGCTAAAGAACTAGATATTCAGTCTGAAGATGATATAAGACTTCACTTGCAGTTAGATTACAAACAGTCTTTAGAGGTTGCTCAGGAGGAACTTATAAACCAAGTTCTTGATATAAATAAATACGATTTAATTAACAGACGTTTAAACTATGATTTAACTGTTTTAGGTATAGGTTGTGTTAAAACACAATGGAATAAAGCAGAAGGTATTAAAGTTAAGTATGTGGATCCAGCTAACGTTGTTTATTCTTATACTGAAGATCCAAATTTTGAAGACATATATTATGTTGGTGAAGTTAAACCGGTAGCTATAGCAGATTTAAAAGTTGAATTTCCTTGGTTGACAGATGCTGAAATGCAAGAGATACAAAAGTATCCTGGCAACGCAGAGTATTTAAGAAATTGGAATGGTAGAAATGACGACCAAACTGTTCAAGTGCTGTACTTTGAATATAAAACTTATGGTAACCAAGTTTTTAAAATAAAAGAAACAGCAACTGGCTTAGAAAAAGCAATAGAAAAACCTGATTTTTTTAATCCACCACCAAACGATAATTTTTCTAGAGTTTCTAGATCGATAGAAGTTCTTTATACTGGTGCAAAAATACTAGGTCACCCTATGATGTTAGACTGGAAGCTTGCTGAAAATATGACTAGACCAGAAGCTGACACTACAAAAGTAAGCATGAACTATAGTATATGTGCTCCTAGAATGTATAAAGGTAGAATAGATTCTCTAGTTAACAGGATAACTGGATTTGCTGATATGATACAGTTAACACACTTAAAAATACAACAGGTGCTATCTAGAATGGTTCCTGATGGTGTGTATTTAGATGTCGATGGTTTAGCAGAGGTTGATCTAGGTAATGGAACTAATTATAATCCAGCCGAAGCATTAAATATGTATTTCCAAACTGGTAGTATTGTTGGTAGGTCAATGACTCAAGATGGTGATTTAAACCATGGTAAAGTTCCAATACAAGAACTACAGACATCTAATGGTCAAGGAAAAATACAATCACTAATAGGTACTTATCAATATTACCTACAAATGATAAGAGACGTGACAGGTCTTAATGAAGCTAGAGATGGAACTCTACCTGACAAGCAAAGCTTAGTTGGTCTTCAAAAACTAGCAGCCGCTAATTCTAATATAGCTACAAGACACATATTACAGTCAAGCTTATACTTAACTATAAAAACTTGTGAAAATATTTCTTTAAAAGTTATAGACAGTTTAAATTTTCCTTTAACTAAAAGCTCTTTAGAGAATAGCATTTCAGTTTTTAATGTTAAAACATTAGAAGAGATGAAGCAAAGTAGAGCTCAAAATTTTGGAATATTTCTACAGCTAGAACCAGACGAAGAGGAAAAAGCGTTACTAGAGCAAAATATACAAATGGCTTTACAACAGCAGCAGATAAACTTAGAAGATGCTATAGATATAAGGGAAGTTAAAAACTTGCAATTGGCAAACTCAATGCTTAAGCAAAGAAGAAAGAAAAAGCAAAAAGCAGATCAAGCTGCACAGCAAGCTAATATTCAAGCACAGGCTGCTGCTAACGCAGAACAGACTAGGGCTTCTGCTCAAGCTGAAATGCAGAAACAACAAGCTTTAGCGCAGACAGAAATACAGGTTGAAGAAGCTAAAAACCAGATGAAGCAACAGCAAATGCAACTTGAAACTCAACTAGAACAACAGATAATGGAAATTAAGTTTGGCTATGATCAAAAGCTAAAGCAAATGGACATGGATAGGATGAGTGCAAAAGAAAAAGATATAGAAGATCGCAAAGACGAAAGAACAAGAATACAAGCTACTCAGCAAAGTCAAATGATTAATCAAAGACAAAATGATAGCATGCCAACAAATTTCGAGTCTCAGGAAGAACCTGATACAGGTTTCGGAATTTAATTATTAATTATTATATTATATTATGTCAACAGCAAAAGAAGAACAAGAGGGTTTAAAAGTAAAAGTTAAAAAACCTTCATTAAAAAGAAACAACGATGAAGTGTTTAAAGTTAAATTAGATAAAGAAAAAGAAGATGCCGTTCAAGAGCCAGAAACAACGAAAGTTGTGTTACAGTCTGATGAGCAAAGCGAAGAGAAACAAGAAGAGAGCAAAGTGGGATTGCAAGAAGTGGGATCTACACACGAAGAAACCGCTGAAGAAGTAACTGTTTTAAATCAAAGCGATTCTAAAGAAAATAAAACACAAGATCCAGTTGTTAAACAAGAAAGAAAATTACCAGAAAATATAGATAAACTAGTTTCGTTCATGAATGAAACAGGTGGATCTATGGAAGATTACGTGAGACTTAATTATGACTACTCCAGTGTCGACGATATCTCACTTTTAAAAGAATTTTACAGGTCTACAAAGCCTCATTTGAATAATGAAGAAGTTGATTTTTTAATAGCTGAAAACTATTCATATTTAGATGATGATGAAGACAAGTTAAAGCGCAAAAGAGATCTTGCGCGAAAAGAAGAAGTTGCAAAAGCCAAAGGTTTTTTGAATAATTTAAAGGATAAATATTACGACGAAGTCAAGTTGAATTCCACCGTTAATCCTGAAATGTCAAAAGCTGTTGACTTTTTCAATAGATACAACAAAGAACAAGAAACAATGAAAGCTCATCATACGGATTTTATTGAAAATACTAACAAATATTTTAACAACGAATTCAAAGGTTTTGATTTTAAAGTTGGTGATAAAAAGTTTAAGTACAACATAAATAATCCAAGTAAAACTGCAGAAGAGCAATCTAATATAAACAATTTCGTTGGAAAGTTTCTAAACGAAGATGGATCAGTTGATAAATTAACAGATTATCATAAAGCGATTTATGCTGCTAATAATATTGACACTATTGCAGAACATTTTTATGAGCAAGGTAAAGTTGATGCTTTAAAAACCCTTGAGGCTAAGTCTAAAAATATCTCTCCAGAACCTAGAAAAGTAGATGATGGTAGTGTATATTTAAACGGTTGGAAAGTAAAAGCTATATCAGGTGTTGATAGTTCTAGGTTGAAAATTAAAAAGAAAACAACATAAAAAAAATAAAACATGAGTTTATCAGGAGGGGCTGTCCCCGCGAGTTTAGTACCATCTCAAAAGAGAATGATACTAAAAGAAAATTATCTCTCGTTTGACGATTCAACAGGTGGTGGAACATTTGCACAGCAATATTTACCAGAACTTTACGAACAAGAAGTTGAGAGATATGGAAACAGAACATTATCTGGATTCCTAAGAATGGTTGGCGCTGAAATGCCAATGACATCTGATCAAGTAATTTGGTCTGAACAAAATAGATTACACGTTGCTTACAAAAACGCTCAAATTTCAGGAGCTGCTGGAGCTACTAAGCTTACTGTGGATTTAACTGGAACAGGTACTTCTAAGCACGCTATTAGAGTTGGACAAACTCTTTTAGTTGCTGACAATGCTACAGGTTTGGTTACACAAAAAGTTTTAGTAACTGGAGGTATTACAGACACTGCAATGGATGTTTCTCCTTATGACAGTAATGCTTGGAGTACTTCATTACCAACTACTGCTAAAGGAGTTAACGTATTTGTTTACGGTGCTGATTTTGGAAAAGGTACTAACGGAATGTCAGGTTCTATTGAGCCATCTTTCACTGAGTATCATAACTCTCCAATTATCATTAAGGACAAGTATGAAATTAACGGATCTGACACTGCTCAAATCGGTTGGGTTGAAATAGCAACTGAAGCTGGACAATCAGGTTATCTTTGGTATTTAAAAGCTGAGTCTGAAACAAGACTAAGATTTGAAGATTACTTAGAAATGGCTATGGTTGAAGGTGAATTAGCTGATTATAACTTTACATTTGATGGATCTGTATACGCTGCTGGTGATCAAAAAGTAAAAGGTACAGAAGGTTTGTTTGCCGCTATTGAAAAAAGAGGTAACGTATACTCTGGATTTGCAGGCGCTTCTGCTCCTGGTTCAGGTGCTTTAGCTGATTTTGATGAAATCCTTAAGCAGTTAGACAAGCAAGGTGCTATTGAAGAAAACATGCTTTTCTTAGCTAGACACACTGCTCTAGATTTTGATGACATGGTTGCTGCTATGGCAGGTGGAGGTTATGCTTCTACTCAGTCTGCTTCTTACGGTCTTTTTGACAATGAAGCTGAAATGGCACTTAACTTTGGATTCTCTGGTTTCAGAAGAGGTTCTTATGACTTCTACAAAACTGACTGGAAATACTTAAACGATGCTTCTACTAGAGGTTTATCTAGCGCTATTGACGGTGTTATGGTACCTGCAGGAACATCTACAGTGTACGATCAAATGTTAGGATCTAATATTAGACGACCATTTTTACATGTAAGATATAGAGCTTCTGAAACTGAAGATAGAAGAATGAAGTCTTGGTTAACTGGATCAGTTGGCGGAGCTTACACTTCTGATTTAGATGCTATGGAAGTACATTTCTTATCTGAAAGATGTTTAGTAACTCAAGCGGCGAATAACTTTGTATTATTCAAAGGAG